TAGTTATTGATTGCTACCGCCATATCCGCTAACAGGCGCGCTTTGCGAAGGCTTTAGAGCTTGCTCAAAGCGTTAGTTAAGGAAAATGCGCCTGTTAAGGAAAAGGCGTTTGCGCATTTTCCTTAACGTTTGTCGCTTGTGGTAGTTGGGAAAAGGAAGCCCAAAACACCGATTAATCACTAATATTTAAAAGTACAAAACAATGAATAAATTAAAGACTGAAACCCAATTACCACAAACGATTGTTACAGGAAGTGCGGTTTTTCACGGAGATTGTCTTGAAGTAATGAAAACCATTCCTAATGGTAGTATTGATATGATACTTTGCGATTTGCCATACGGAACGACAAAAAATAAATGGGATATTATTATACCTTTTGACAAGTTGTGGTCGCAATATAAAAGAATTATCAAGCAAAATGGAGCAATAGTTTTAAGTGCTTCACAGCCGTTTACTTCTGAATTAATTTTGAGTAACAAAAAAATGTTTCGTTATGATATGACTTGGGAAAAATCAACGGCTACTGGGTTTATGAATGCAAAAAAAATGCCCCTTAGAGCACACGAGGATATTCTTGTGTTTTATAAAAAACTACCAACATACAATCCTGTAAAAACCAAAGCAAAAACATCAAGTTTAAGAGGTCATCAGAAGGATAGATTTTCAGAAAATTATGGCAAGCAAATAGTTAGTTCTTATGGAAGTGACGATAATTTTTCAAGATACCCGCGAAGCGTTTTTCAGATAAAAAAAGACACCGGCTTTTCAAGTCCCCTAAATAACACAAGATTGCACCCAACACAAAAACCAGTTGATTTGATGGAATATTTAATCAAAACCTATACAAATGAAGGAGAAACTATTTTAGATAATTGTGCAGGAAGCGGAACAACAGGAATCGCTTGTATAAATACAAATAGGAACTACATTTTAATTGAAAAGGAACAAAAGTACTTTGATGTTATAAATGAAAGAATTGACAAACATAAACAACAACGAGCAGGAGAATTTGATTTTGAAAACGAATTGTAGCATTTCCTGTAACGTTTCGCATATAAACGATGTAGCGTTTAAGATAGCTAAAAGTATCGGTTTATGACTTAACAAACCAAACACAAAAACAACATTATTAATACACCGAAGTAGCTATATTGTTTATATGCTGTTATCACTTCGGCTTAATTTACACAAAAAATGAAACTTAATGCTTACGAATGTTGGAAAATTAAAAAAGAACAAAATCTTTCCAATGAAGATTATAAAAAATTACTTATTGAAAGCGGAATAGTAAAGAAAAAAGATAAAGTTATGAATAAAGAAATATTATTAGTTTGGCAAGGCACAAACGAGCAATCATCAGGTACAGTTACCGAAACGGATGATATGATTGTTGTTTATTTAGACAATAAATCAAAATGGGAACAAATGGAAAAAGACATTGAAGCCTATAAAAACAGAATTAAAGTTTTACAAAACTTGAACACAAAGTATCGTGAAAAACTTGGAATTTCAAAAGAACCTGTTGATGCTTTAGGATTAATTTCTCCTTTAGAAGATAGTTCGTCAAAAGCTGAGTGATAACTACCTGATAACAATTAAAAAAGTATTACAAAACAATGAAAAGATATACAGAGGTTAAGGTTGTGAAACTAACACCTATTCAATCAAAAACATTAAAAAAAATGAAATCTTACGGAATTAACGTTGCTAAATTTATTCGTGATACTATTTCCGAAAAGATTGAACGAGAAAAAATTGATTTAGTTCCAAAAATTAAAGAGGAAAAGCCACCTTTTTAAAATTATTTACTGCCTTAGTAACTTCATAATATTTTTTGGTTGATGATTAGCTCCTACGAAAGTGGGAGTTTTTCGTTTATACTAATCCCTTCCATTTTTTTAGTAACTGCTTACGATGCTCAATGCCATTTAAACCGCCGTTAATACGCTTGGTAATGGTTATAATATCATCTTTATCAGCAAAAGCATTTAATCCCTTTAAATTCCAAAACCATAAAGCAGAAAGCATAGAGTTGGCTTCTTGTAGTAGTAAGTCAGGGTTTTTTAAAAAGTCTATATCAGTATCGTTTGACAATCTGAAATAGTTTTCTTTGCCCGTTATTTGGATAAAACCACGCCCTCGATATTTCCAACCATCTCCGCTTTCATAATTTCCATTACCCATTCTATTGGCATAAACTTTATTTGCAATTAACTCTGGTTTCCTTGCGTAAAAATTAGAGTTGTTAGAGTTGAAATATTTAGGGAAAGTTGACATTAAGCCACTTGCTGAATAATTAAGGTTCTCACTAATTGGCTTTAAATCGCTTTCGTGTTCTATTTGCGCTAAAAAGTGCGCTTTTCGTAACGTCGTATTAATACCGTATTTATCAAGTAATGATTTGTATTTTAAATGCATCATCAGTTAGCTTTTTTATATTTATCAAAATCCCTTTTAAGTGCGTCATGGTCAATTTTTAATTGCTCATATTCCTTTTCCAATAATGCATACTTGTCCATTAACTCTCTATGAAGTTTCTCCCAATTCTGCGACTTTTCGACTTCCTTTGCGTATTGTAGTTGTATCTCGTTAAACTGCCTTTGCAAATCAATATTTGAATTTTTAACAGCGGTTAGCTCTCCCATAACCTCGGTCATTCGGTCTTTGTAGTCGCTTAAAAATTGGTCGTAAACGGATTGCATCGTCGCTACTGCATCGCCGTTAGCCTTTTTAATCTCTACTTTTTTTGCCTGTTTTCCTCCAAAAATCCACGCTACTGGGATTGAAATTGTACTTACTATTGCTAACCAATTGTTTATTAAAAATTCCATTTTATCTGCTTGTATTAATATTTCACAATTAACGTGTGATTCATTTTGTTTATATAACTTGTCCCAATGTGGGTTCTGTTAGGGTTTTCTATTGCTGACCTATGTTTTGGACTATTCAAATAAGCTTGAAACATTTCAAATACATTGACAAAATTTTGAGCGTAAATGTGGCTTGCATAATCAGGATTACATTTAGCATCTCTAACTAATTTTTCCCAATGTAAATGGCTTGGATAAGTATTATTTTCTTCATCTTCTATATTTCTAATCTCACACACTTCACTCGCTAATACTTCAGCTATTAATGGATTAAGACCTAAGTTGATACGATGTTCGTTAATAAGCCTTACAAACTCGCTTTCTTCTGGCGATAAGTCAGTTTTAACAACCGGATAATAATTATAGTTAATTGTAGTTTCGTTGTAAGTACATTGCGATAAAAACACAATACTACCGACTACGATTACAAATATTAGAAATAAATAGTTGTTATCCATTTTCATTTTTTATAATTGAGATTAGCCGTTACAACTACCAACCCACGTTGTTTGATGCCATGTGATTGCACCGCCTGTTGTGGTTATCCAATTTGTAGCGGAAAGCGAGTAAGGCGCAGGTTTCGAGATAGACCAATAATGTTTGTAAAAGTGTCCTTGACCATCTGAATAGATAACCCAACCGGTTTCACATCCTTGATTGCATCCGCCATTACAAGCAGTATATCCATTCGCTTGTTGCGTTTCCCCTTGTGGGATGAAAGCAGGCGGCAAATTTGCCTGTTCTTGTTTCGAAAATTCTTCCGAATTAGTTTCGGAAACACTGTCTGTATTGCATGATGTGAAAGCAAAAACAGAAATCAAAGTCAGTAAAAAGAATAGTTTTTTCATTGTAATTTTAGCAGTTGAACCTTGCAATCGGGTTTTTAAAAGTTATTTTTTATAAGTGAAATTGAATACTAAAATCACAACTGAAACTATAGAGAATGCAATCCAAACAGTTTGTATCGGCGCAATCCAAGTTGAAAGCAAACCGCCAACTAAAAAAGCTATTGCAGTTCTCAAAACATCTTTTTTGTCAAACTTTGCGCTTCTTACTATTTCCCAAATTACCCCGAAAGCAAAGCCTAAGAAAGCACTAAGTAATGTAATTCCGAACCTTTTCCCATCTAAGGTATAAGTATAGAAATTAGTCGCTACCCCGATGTCGTACATAGCTGTAAAGCCAAGTATAATGTGGAATAGGTCGTTAATTTTTCTTTTGTATTTTTCGTATAATTTTTTCATTACTTAAGTGGTGTTATACTAGCCATCATTACGCCGTGACTTTCTCCCGAAGCTGTTGGATTGGCTGTTATTGTTATCCATAAATCATTAGCCATGTTAACCGCAATAGGGGTGTTAGCCGTTGTTGATGCTGATAGTCCTGAGTTAGCATTTGCTGTAAAGTTTACCGAAGTATCAATAGTACTTGAATCAATTCCGTATCTACGTGTATTATCTGAACTTCTACCTGTTGTACCTATAGCGGTTTGCATTATTTGATTAGTGCGTGCGTTTGCCGTAGTTCCAATATAAACCTTAAATGTTGAAGTTGATGCTGTTACTGATTTAATCGGCGTGAAGTCTAATTTAAAAGCGTCTGACGTATTGCTATATGCACCACCGCTTATTTTAAAACTGCAAATATCTTGTTCGCCAGTAACGCCTGTTATTGATGTTTTGCCTTGAAATGCGTAACGGTTGTGATTTACTTTGGCATCTAAAGCATCAAACACACCATTACTACTAACGGCATTTGCGCTTCCATCGGTTGGGGTTGAATCGATTGTAATTGAAGCCCCGTAATCTTTACTTACCCAAACAGAACCGTCATAATAACGATAAACTAAAGCACCAGCAGTATATCCAATTCCGCCTATGGTAGCTGTTCCGCCTTGTACAAATACCGTGTAAAATCCGCTTGCAGGGTCTGTGGCTGTAGCGTTTGCAGTTACAACGTAAGGCATGCTATTTTCAGCTGTGAAGTCTGCATATATTAATACAGGTTCAATTGCAAATTTTCCACCGCCTGCAAAAGTAGGTAATAAGAACTCAGGATTGTTAAAATCGTCTAAAGCATTAGTAATTTTATTATATGCATATTGAGTTTCAAGACTTGTTGTCGGATTTGTAACAGCGAAACGTTCTGATTCCACATTTGCATATTGCGTACCATCTAATGAAGTTATTTGCAAACCATTATTAGCATAGCTAGCAACCAATACAAAAGCATCGCCAACGTCATCACGCTTATATATTTGAATAGCTCCCGAGTTTCTATTAATTATAATATTAAATAGTTCATCGTCTGAAACTATTTCATTCCCTGCTTCGGTTACTTGCTGTAGGGTTGGGGTTTCAATAATAGGGTTTAATGGGTCTGTATTGTCTACAATGTCACCTGTTACAGATTCTATTCCTCCACCACCTCCACCGCTTGAATTAATAACGTATGGGTCTGCTTCTGTTCCGCTTCCTGTAATCGTTACATTTGTACCCGCTTCGATTAAATTAGCAATAGAAACTATCTGACCGTCATATTGAAAAGCCGGATAATTTAACTGCTCTAACCTTAAGGATAAAGCCGTAATGCTTGCGAATGTTTCAGCACTTCCGCTTACTGTATCGTCATACAAAGTAATATCAGTAACCGTGTAAATTACTCGCTTGCTTTGCCCTTGTTCGACTATTTGAAAGTTTAGACCGTCAGCATTAAAATAGAATTTAGAGATTATAAATTGCCCTAAAACGCTATCTATGTGTAGCCAAGTCTTTAAACTCTTTTTTCTTATTATTAATGTATTCATTTCAGTATTTTAAAAGTATAATTTCCACTATCTGGATTTATAGAACCGCCAGTATGATTATGAATGATAAATTTAACTTCATTTGATGCGGTTACCAAAGGCTGACTTACAACCAATTCACTTGTTATCAATCCAATTGGATAAGTCATTTGTACAAAGTCACCAACTTCCGCACCTGTTACTGTTGCTGTTACTGTTTCGCTAGCATTACTACCTATACTTGGCACGTCTATAGTTTGACTAACAAATATTTCTTTTTCAACATAACCTGTGTAAGGCGTAGGTATGTTTAGTCCTTTATCGTCAATTTCTAACTTAATACCATCCAAATAAAGTTCAACCGCATTTTCTTCATCAGGGTCGTTGTCTAATTCAAAAGTGAAATCGTAATTTTGATAAAAAGGTATATTTTGGTAGAATGTTTGCCAACCGGCTATTCCTATTGATGAAAACTCAATAGTATAAACCTTAAAGGAGTCGGTAAATATTCTAAATCTGCCTGTTATTTCAACTCCTACGCCGTTTGAATTAAACAAACTAAATTGAAATATTGCTTTTTCTCCTAAAATATAAGAGCCTGTAAAATCATTATTCCAATTTGTGCCACCACCACTTATTACTAAAGGAACGGTTGTCGAAAGGTTATTAACATATAAACTTCTTTGTCCCGAATAAACAACGTCAGTTGAAGTATTGGCTGTTCCAGTACCGCTAACTACGTTTGCCGAAAATGGTAAATCAAAAGTTAAGTTTTTATTTAAAAGATTATCCCCGCATCTAACGGAAAACTCTAATGTCTCTACTGCGTTTAATACTGTTGGCATAATTATTCGTTTGCGTTATATGTTATAAAAAACTTTGTTGTTGAACTTGGTGGAATCACTCCCCTAGACGATAATTTATAAGGAGTGTAAACAACTGCTTCGCCTATAAACTCGCTTGTACTGCCTTTGTACTGATTGTCTTTTTGGGCGTAAATTTCTGTACCCGCTGGTAATGCACTTGCACTTGTATTGGTGTAACTGCCATTTATCCTAACGCTACGCCCTTGTTTAGTAATTTGAATAGCGTAAGTTATCGAAGCTGTGTTTTGAGTTGTGTATGTTTCATCGGTTGAGTTGTCTGTTACTGCACTTGGGTAAATTTCGTCGACTACAGCACTCATAGAAAGCCTATGATTGGCTATAGTTATAACGGCTGTTAAAAATCCGTTTATTTCTGATAATAATGAAGCTTTTGTTGCCATATCTTAATCTGTTAAATATTCTGTTGTTGTGTATTCTGTTGATTCATATTCTCCATCGATTATCTCAAAAGTCCAATCTGTATCATTGTCAATCCCTTGATAAACTTCTCCTAAATCGCTTGTAAATAATCCGCTAGTGAAGTTTATATAATAACCACCATTATCAGGAAATAAATTTGTTATATCTATTGTAAAATAATTATCAGTAACTGAAATATCATCTTGTGTAAATGTTAAAAACAAGATATTATCCTTATATACTTTTAAAGTTCCAACTCCTAAAGTTATATTTCGATTAAAAACTCCTGATATTTCGTTAGGTAAATTCATTTAGTTATATACCTTAATAGTTATTTTTATATTAAAACCAGAAGGTCTTGTTTGCGAACCATCGTATTTACAAAATTTTAATATTCTAAGGGTTTGAAGTGCATCACCCCCATCTGTGAAGAAATATATATTTGTACCACTTCCGTTATATATACCTGATATAATTTCTGTTTTGTTTGCGGTAAAAACATTAGCATCGGCTGTTATTGATGTTCCAGTTGTGCTTGAATCCTCGCAAGTAAAGTTTATTGAAGGGAAGTCATTTAATATTTCTGTAACTGTATATGCTCCTGATCCTGTATCTCTTTCGATTTTTAAAACAATAGCCTTGAATTTTTGAGTAGACAAAACTTCTTGGTCAACGTAGTCTTTAACCGCCTTTACGCTTGGATATTTTATATCACTTGTGCCATCAGTGCTTACATCAGTAGATTTGTTTGTTAAAACCTCAGCTAAAGCGATTTGTTCCGTCGTATAATCTATGGAATCTTTCATTCTTCCGCCGACATCTCCTGGAGTAATTGCAAAATCGACTGTTTCGTTTGTAATTTCAGTATCTATCTGAGCTTTTAATGTTGTTGGATTTATTGGCATAATTTATTATTTTAAGCTCCGAATACATCAGAGAATTTGTTATTAAATGTTTTATTGTTTGTTATTGTGTTGCTACCAAAAGGCAAAGAAAAAATGTTATTAAACGTTCTATTTTGATAAACTGGTATTTGTGAGGTATAATTTCCACTTGGTATAAAAGTGACTAAAGATAACGGCTCAAATATTTGTAAAGTATCTGAATAACTTTCGTTATAATCAATAGCTACTTTAAAATCAATAGTAAACCAATTTGTATCTGCTACTCTGTCTTTGCTTGCTAAAGTTTGTTTGTCTGTTACTCTATAGCTATTGATATAAACTACATTTCTACTAAGTAAATTATTAAGTCTACGATAAGTGAAGTTATCTATTTCATCGAAAATATACTTTTCAAACTCGGTGTTGATTAAACGAGAAGTTTGTTTTTTACCCTCGTAAGTAACGTACTCACCGCTTTGGCTTTCTGCGTCATTAACCGTAAAATAACAACCTAACCGAATACTTTGATAAAGTGCGTCCGTTGCGTTTTTATAATCAAACCTTGTGGTTGTTGATAGTGTAGTATCAGTAATGTTTAAGGGATTACTAAACCAAACATAATTGGAAACCGTATGAACGAATTTCAAATAAACGTCTTTAGCATAATAATCAGTTCCGATATTTACTATCTCGAAATCAATTTGAGGTAAGCCGTTAATTGTTCGTTCGTTAATCGCTACGTTATTGGTAATATCTTGTAATTCTGTTCCCTCGCAATCAACAATAAAAACGGCATAGTTACCATCAAAGGCAATTCCTAATTTAGTATTTGTAGTCTGTACATAAGTTTCATCGGTGCGTAATACTATCTGACCGTATTGGTAGATAGTTGTTGCCGTGCTAGGTCTTGTGAACTTAGCTTGTGAGAAATTAGGCTCTAGCCTTATGAAACTTAAATCATTCATTAATCAAATCGGTTAAGGCGTCCGTAAACTCTACTATACCTGTGTAAGCTACTCCGTTAATCTTAACATTGGTAAATCTTACGGGTGGATAAAGTTGTACATCATCGCTTCCAAACAAAAGTACAAATATATTATTAATTTGGAATGATTCTAAATTATTTTTTGTTGGATAATTTGGATAAGTTATTTCAGTCGGTGTAATTTCCATAAAATCGCCTATAAATCTTTCCTCTAACTCAAGGTCTAACTCTTCCGTAATAAAAGTGTAATCCATTTCTTTAACGTGTCCTTTTATAGTTCTGCCATCGTTTAAATTAACAGTAACATAGCCTTTTACATTCTGAATATCACTAATTAATTGCGTCATAATAGCTAAATCAGCGTATACTTTAACTGAATGGATAAACGGATTTAGTATTTTTTGGCTTGCTATTTCACTATTGATTATATCGGCACTATCCACAACGTTTGCAGTTTCTCCCAACTTTCTAGTTTGCAAAAGTCCGTTAGTCTTGAATGATGCTGTTTTAATTATCCCCTCAGGTTTGAATTTGGTTGCAGTAGCTAAATATGAACCCCATACTTCAATATTTCTTGCCCAATGATAATCAAGATTAGAATAGTTAGTTGGGTTTTCTATACCCTCAATAACCGTATAACCCTCGTTTGTTTGATTGGTATAAAGTACATCGGTAAAGAACCAACGCATTACAATAAATGCTTCTCCCTCAAAAGTTGCGCTTACAGAAATAGGGAATAAGGTTAAAACTGTATTGGTGATCGATAATACTTGCCATGTTCCAACGTTTTCGCCACTATCAATAAAGAATTGACTACCTAAATTAAAGCCTAGTAAATTCCAATTAAATGAAATTCCGTCGCCATCAGTATTGTTATTTAGTATTTGTAAATGACCGTCTTCATTTATTTGCATTAACAATACAGCACCAAATCCACCTGAGGAACTTGGAGCAAGCGTAACGCATTTTAGCAAGAAAAGATTATCGTCATTTTGTAAAGAGGTAGTTTGTTGATTGTCAAAAGCTCTTTTACGTGCTTCCTCAATCAAAAATGCGCTTCTAATGTGGTCTATTTCTACCTTTAAATTTCCGTCTACTTTATCAGTTAAAAACTTTTGAGTTTCGGTATGAACATCATCTATGCTATTCTCTGAATTGCTTTGGCGTTGGTCAGAACTTCTTTTATACTTAAATTCAGCCGTTTTAAGAGAATATCTTTTGTTTGTCTTAGTTGATGCTGTAAATTCGGGTAACTCATCAAATACAGCCATTTCAATATCATTGTAATATTGTGCATAAGGCAATATTTCAATACTGTTTTCGTTTATTTGATAGTCCGAACAAGTTTCTTTTACAAAAGTAATTAAATCTTTAAATTTATTATTAAAAGGTTTATCTATAATCTGACCTAACAACAAACCATTAAAAGTGAAATTGTCGTAATGTTCCCCGCCTAAATCGTAATCAGGGGCAATTACTTCAACATCCGCCATTGATTGAGCGTTGTGTCTGGTTAAATCAATCAATCTAATACCTTTCACTACTGTATCAATAGCAGTTGAAGTGCCACTAATTGTAAAGTCGCATTGTGTTAAATCCCAAACAGTTTCGTTAATGTGTTCGCTCATCCACGAATAACTCCAAAACAAACAAGCGGAAAAACCTCTTGGTATATTTGGCAATGTAAAAGTTACATCCGTTGGGAATGTATAGTCTTGGTCTGCCGTTCCCTCAAAAAACTTTTCAGTTAAGATGTTAATCATTGACGGCTCTAAAGTACCTATTGTTAAAGGCGATTGAAATACAACACAAATTAACTGACTTCCCGCTTTTGATGATGCATTACCGCCATCAACTCGGTATTGAAAATTTATGTTTGATTTCATATTTAACCTAACATTTGTTAAGTCATTTTGCGCTACTACAACCCTAAAGTTATTACAAGCGTTTACAAAAGTTGATAAAAATAATTCTCGACTTAAAAACGTTAAATTGTTCTGTATTCCGCTTTCTACAATGTTTGCAGAATAGTTATTGTATGGTCCAAAGTTACCAGCGATTAGGTTTTTATTTTCTGTTAACGACCAAGTAGTACTTTCGTTTATTGGCTTTGCCTTTAATAAAATGTTAGTAGTTTCACAAGTCGTTATTGTGCGTCCGTCTAAAGCAGTATCATTAAAAGCGTTAATGTCTGTGTCTTCTAACCTTTTGATAATTTCACGGTTAGTGTTTTGGATTATTTTAACTTTAATTTGGTCGAATTGAACATCAGCCGTTGCCATATCCAAATTACCCAAAGAAAAGAAAACACCGTCTTTTTCAATCTCTAAATTAACCAATGCCTCCCATCCATTATTTTGGAAAATATCAAGTAAGAAATCAAATCCTAAAGAAGCATGATTTATTAATTGTCCGTTAGGCAACATTTGGGTTACTGCTAAATCTTCAAAGAATGAACGGCTGAATGTTAGTTCTGTATCTTCACAAACTAAAACAGTATCACGCCCGAAACGACTATCTTCTTGCTTTACTTTATACCCCGCCTTGTCGAAGCCTTGCATTTCGGCAATAATAATAGTTCCGACACTCGGTAAGCTTTCAAATATTAACTTAAAACTAAACATTGTAACCTTTTATATTTAAACGTGCGTTTTGTAACTCTTTAAGCTCTGCTTGCTTTCTTTGGAAAACTCTGCGCCCTTTTTCATCTTCAATTATTGTAAAGCTTGGTTTATCGCTGATTGTTTTTGCTAAATTGTCAATCTTACTGCCTAGTATTGAAGTGTCCATTGAAATTTCAACTTTAGGCATAGAAATGCCATTACCTAAAAGCATATTATTAAGGTTGTTGTTAAACATTAATGCTTCGGTTTCATTTGCTGTAAATACCTTATCCCCTTTAGATAAATGAGTTAATTGCGCTCCTTTATCACTACCAAGCGATTTAATTTTACCGCTTTTATCCGTGATAATCTCACGCCCTTTTTCTTGCGTCCATGCCATACCTTCGGGTGCGTTATCTGTACCTGTCCAAAATTGTGGGATTTGTTGGCTTTGTATTAAAGCTATTTGCCCCGCACCAATCAAACCTACAGCAACCGATAAAGGAATATTAGGCAAAGCACTTACAACTGCTTGAGCCGTGTTAATAATCGCTTTAAATATTGCGCTTCTCTTTTCGCTTTCCGCTTGTCTGCGTTCTATTGTTCGACGTCTTGCATCAAATTGTTCTTCTATTTCTGCTCTTGCGCTTGTGCTTTCCCCAGCGAATTGTAAAGCGACATCTCTTTCTTGCTCTAAGTTTCTTAATTGATTTTGAAAACTTTGATTTGATGCCTCGCTAATAAAATTAAAAGCCTCTTGTGCTATTTCCGCTATCGTTGTGAATGTAACGGCAAAGTTTTGTCCAAAACCAACTATTTCCTTATTTAATACTTTAAACAAAGTAGGTAAACCAGCATCTGCAAAAAATCCCTCTGTAAAAGAACGTAAATACTCGTCTGTTATTTTTTTGAGTTCTTCCATACTCATTTTAGCCTTATCTTCCGCTTCTTTTAAAGCCTCAAATTCCTTAACCGCCTTTTCTGCGCTTTCTGAAAGTTGCTTAGTAGGGTCTCCGCTAACACTAACCGCATCAATAGGTCTTAAAGCTAAAGCCTCTAACTTTTGACGTTCTTTTGTTGATTTTTCTATAATCTCTAAAACCTCTTTTTGATAATCAAGTAAAACCTCTTTTTGCAATAGATAATTTCCTTTAGCCTTACGCATTTGCTCTGCATAATCTAATGAGGTAATTTCGAATTGCTTTCTTTGGTACAACTCCAAAGCCGTTAACCTATCAGTATAGTATAAATCCTCATTTTGCAATGATTGGTTAATTACAAATAATTGAAGTTCTAATTCTTTTTTACGATTAGTGTATATTTGTTGCAGTCTTTCTTCTTCTGCTTTTTCCCTTGCTTTTCTTTCTTTTTCCGACTCTTTATTTACCTTTTTATCAACCTTTAAAGTATCTAATTGAGTGTCGGTTAATGCCTTAATCGAACCGCTATATTTGTTGTTTAAATTTTCTAAAATTTCAAGTCTTTGCTTATTATCTTCAAATTCTTTTTTTAATTTTTCTTTATTTGAAAAAACACCTTTAAAAGATTCTGTTAAAACATCGTTTCTGTCCTTTAATGATAATATTTCTGAATTGTTATCGTCTATTTGGTCTCTGTAGTATTCCCTCATTTCTTTAAAATACTCATCATTCAAGTCTTTTTTAGACTTTAAATATTCAACCTCTAAAGCGTAACCTTCCTCATATTTTTCTTTTGCTATTCTGTTTTGTTTTGCCGAATCGCTTTCTAATAATAAAGTAGTTCCTTCTACTAAATCAGAAAATAATTTTAATGATTTAGTTAAAAAGTTACTTAGCTTATTCCCGTCTCTATCTAAACTTGCGACAAATTCAGTCCAAGCGTTTGTTAGTCTTGTTTGTGCAGAAGCTAAACTATCTATTCTTTCAACGTTTTCAATCCCATAGGTAATCTCTAATTGTTTAGCGAATTTAGGTAGCACCTCCGAAGCTAAAACATCCCCCGCTTTCATCATGTCTTGAAGTTGTTTTTCAGTAACCCCAATAGCTTTTGCCATAATACCAAAAGCACCAGGCAAAGCCTCGCCTAACTGACCTCTTAACTCTTCGGCTTGTATTGTGCCTTTAGACATCATTTGGTTAAGTGCTAAAAATGCTCTTTCTTGTTGTTCAACACTTAAACCCATAGATGCAGCGGCTTTTGATACACTTTCAAAAATACCTTGAATTTCTATACCGCTAATTTTATCTTTCGCACTTACATAAAATTGAGTAAATTGCTTAGTAAGTCCTTTTAATTCAAGACCGTATTTTTCTGAAATCTTACTTAAAAATTCTTGTTGTATAGTAAAATTATCTTGCGTATCTGTTACTAATTTTAAAGCCTTGTCTAACGATTGTATTTCTTTTGTAGTTTGAAATATATCACGGCTAATCATTGCAAATAAACTAACACCACCAACAACCCCGAATGCGCCAATAAGATTTTTCATAAATCCTATTGACCTCTCCCCAGTTCTATTCCATCTCCCAACTGCCCTATCTGCTGATAAAATTCTGGCGTTTAATGTGTTGAAATCTCTTTGTGCATTTCTTAGTTCTATATTAAATTGTCTTTGTGTCTGCGTAGAAAGTCTTCCTCTGGCTATTAAATCCTGCAGGGTTCTTGATGCTTGTTGATGCCTTGCGTTTAAATTAGCATAAGCCCCAACAAGCGCAGATGTAGACCTTGCTTGTCTATCTGCATTTTGAGCTAAAGCCCTTTGATTAACAATTTCCTCGGCACTTCTTCTATTGCCGTTTACTCTTGAATTATTAAGTTTATCTATTTGGTCTTGAAGTTTTTTTATAGATTTTTCTTGTTCTTTGTATAGTTTTTGCATTTCCGCCATCCCTTTTATATAATCACTAGGAAGGGCAGAATACTCTTTATTTAATTTTTTTAAATGCTTGTGAGCTTCTTCTATTACTATTATATGTTCTTTAAATGCCTCGTTTAATTTTTTTACTAAAGATTCTGCATCTATAAAATTACCTTTGTTTGCCATTTTTAACCGCTTTTATTTTTTCTTTTGCTCTTCTTTCGTATGCTAACCATTGAGAAACGCTAATCTCATTTATATTCGGTATTGAGCGTTCCAAAATTTGCTCAACTATTGTAACTACATCGTAAACATTTGTTATCTCTTCTTCAACGCCTTTATCAACTTTCTTTTTCTTAAGGTTGTATGCGTTTTGTAAACTTTCGATAAACCTTTTGATTATCTTTAAATTAACATCAACACCCTCAAATAACTTTAACTTAATTCTGCCGTCTAATTCCTTAAATGACTTGTAAAACCATTGCTCGTACTCTATAAAGGTTTGTAGGTCTAAAATCTCTTTGTAATCGTTATTTAAACTAACTAAAAAGTTGTAATTAGAAATAAACGTGTTAATCTTAAATTGTAACTTAATCTCATCATAAGACTGCGACAATACTAATTTAGTTTTTTGGTCGTTTTTCTCTTTGTAAAAGTCATCATAAAGACCGTACCACGTTTGAACTATATATTCTTGCGCTTCTTGACTGTAAATCTTACCCTCTTTATAGTTAGGGTCTAATAATAAAGGATTACGTTCTTTTAATATCTCCCAAAACAATATAATCCTAACCTTATCTAACGATTTAGGTATTTCCAAATTCTTTAATGTGACTGTATTCTGCATGGTTTATTAAGTTAGGTTGTACTTGTGTTTCAAATATTGATTTAAATGCGTTCTTACGGCATATTTTTACTTTCCCATCACCTAAGTGGTAAAAGTACCTTTCAACTCCTTGACGTTCGTATTCTAGTTTAAATTGGCGTAGTAAATCGTTAACGCTTCCGTTAAATCCTTTTCCACAACTGAAACATTCTTTTACTGCCATAATTTCTCAAACTTGTTTTGTATTATAGTTGCAAAAATCATTTCTTCAATTTGTTCTTGTTCAGCATCGGTAATGTTAAAATTATCGTCTCCGTATTTGTCAGCTATTTTATTAAACTTACTGTCAATAGAGATTATTTCAATCCCACTACCTGTTAACGCTAAAGTTATTTGATTTACTAAATCCCCCGTGTCAATTAAATCAACGTTAAATAATCCAGCTCTTGAATTTTGTTGATTCTTTTCATAAGCATAACTTATCGAACGGTATTCTCCTATTAAACTTCCGTCAGGTCTTTTACCTAATAACCATCTGTCTTTTATTAGTTGTTTTATTTGAGGCTTAATTTTAATATACTCATTCATTACGTCTTGAAAAACATCAACCGTTTGTCGTGATAAATCCTTTTCGTATGTTTCAAGATAATTCATAATATTATTTAGAATGATTACAAATAAGGCGGTTGTTACACCGCCCTATCCACCTAACTAAAAACTAAAAAACAAATATTATACTGACGGTGCTTCAACTACTGTTAAAGTAACTGTGCCTTTGAATAAGTTACCGCTTGCATCTTCTGCTACGTCTGTAGAGCCTGACTTAAGTTTTATTACAACTACATCTCCCGTAGCTACAGCCGAAGTTAAAGCTAACGTATATTTTAGCGTGTCTGTGTCGTATGTAACTTCTGTAACTACATTGGCTACACCGTCAACTGTTACACTATACGATGCCTCATCGTCTAACCCCACAATAATATCATCATTGTTACAAGCCGAAGCGATTTGTACTAAAATATTACTTTGTCCATCCTCTACTGTTTCTGGAGTGATTAAAACATCAACAACTCCCTCAACTTCTAAGGCGTTAAATCCTAATTGCTCCCATGTAAAGAATTGGAATCTAAGGTTGAACTCTTCCGCATCTAATAGCTGAATTTTAGCCATTGACATTTGTGGGTCTGTACCTTGTACAAGTTTAAACGTTTCAACGTCAAACAAGCCCATGTTAAAGCCTTTTACTTTATCTCCAGCTTGATTAGTAGCAAGCAAAAGACCTTTATCAAACATCATAGCTAAATCCCATTTAGACTTCCCTGATTTATCGTAAAGTGCTTTATGGAAACAACCGCCTTTATCAAACCCAAAAGAGAATTGAGGCTTACCGTTTCTTACTTTAGATAACACACCTGTTGATGAAGTGTTGGTTTCATTGTCAGGAGTGTTTTGCTCAAAGTTGTAAATTCCTAAGAATGGAAACAAACCAAAAGCCTTAATACGAGCAATCCAAGATGCTTCATTAATTGTATCAGTAGCTACAGTCCATGTAAAGCCTTTAGTTAGTAACCCGATACCGAGTACATCCCCAAATGATTGAATGTCGCAACTACGTGAACCTGTACCTCTTAAATCGGTTGTACAGTTACCGTATGAATTTAAATTTATCATTTTTTATAATTTGTTTATATTAAACATTCTGCTTTGATTCTTAAAGGGAATCTAATCAATCGTGCATCTACTATATCTGTTGAAATACTTTTAGTTCCGTAAGACTTTGTACTCTTAAAATCTGAACTCGTTAAGTTTTCATTATTAGTGTCAACACCATAATTAGGCTCATCCTTTTTTATGAATCTTGTTTTTAAATCACGGCTTCGTATTTCTACATAACCGCTTTGTGTTAATCTTTTTTCAATCTCTTTTGTTACCGGCTCTATAATCTTAGTATAACTTTCTTCTTGACGTTTAGGGTTAAACCATTCAGACAATGTATTTTGAAATACTATAACCCTTGCTTCGGTTTCGTACCATCCGTTTAACTCGGTAAAATCATTTAAGATATACCAAACTAAAGGATATTTTCTAACGTCAGCATTAGTCATATTTTTAATCCAAGCGTTTAATTCTTTTTGGTCTCCGTAATGATAATTAACTGTAACATCAGTATTGTTATACCGAATAGTCATTCCATCAAATAAAGCACCTAAAGCCGTTGCGATTATCATAATCCTAATTGGTTTTTAAACTCAAAAGTTTCTAAGTTTGCATTCGGGTAATCCGTGTCATTGTCTTTGATGAACTGTAAAAAGTTAACGTAATTGTTATTTGCATTTTGAAAGTAATCGTAAACAATTACCCCATTATGTATAAATACATTGCTTTTATAACTACAATTGCCTTGATATTGACTAACAAAGTCATTCCAAGTCTCTACAAGTCTTTGCGTGCTGTTTACATTATTGGCGTTTTTACCATTAGTTACAACTTCTCCAACTCCTAAAACACTTGAAATGTTTCCTTTAAGCCAATAATAATAAACATAAGGCGTAAGTAATGAACTTTTAAACGTTCCCTCTTCTTGCAGTAATCCTTTCCAAACATAGTCCTTACCGTTTTTAGTGTAAGTACATCCGTTTACTAAGTTTTCCCACTTTTGAGGCGCGTCATTATCCAAAACACCATTTGTAATATTATCGTCTAAATCAGCGAACAACTCCGAGCCTAAAGCCATTTGTAATAATAAACGGCATCTTTCATCAACGTACTGTTCAAGGTTAGTTGAACTATTCCCTTGCAACTCGGTTGTGTTGGGGATATTGTACTCTCTAATAAAATAAGTGCCGTTTATTAAATACATTTGAAATTGAATTAACTGTTATACGCTTGGTTCAGCAATTGCTAAAGCTTCGATTGCATCTGCAAAAGTCCCATAAACGAAAGCAGGATAATGATTTGATTTAACTCTTTGCGCTAATCTTGTTTCCGCAAGAATAGTAACAAAGTTTTTAGTGAAATCTTCATTCTCGTAACCTACACTAATTGTAAGACCCTCTTTAAATCTAACCCCTGCTTTTGTAAAGTCTCCTACCAAGAAGTCTCCCTCTGTCACTCCTACATTTGTTACAACTCTAATGCCTTTAATTACCGTGCCGTCAGCACTAGTAAAAGGTGGCATTACATAATGTCCATCGTTTCCTTTTGACAACTCTAAAGCTGTAACATCACTAGGGTGCATTACGATATTATTAGGGTTAAACAAAGCAACTCTAACTTGATTAATAGCAGTCATTAATACGTCTGCATTATTTGGCTCAATTACTGTTCCTGCAAAAGAACCCGCATTATAAGGAATTGCATTTTCTAAAATACCGACAAGATTTTGACCTGTACCATCTCCTGATAATAATTGAGCGTCAACTCTTAAGTTAATAAGCTCTGTAAGTTCTTGGTTTATCTCGGCTCTCATTGCATCAACATCATCAAGCATTTCCTTTGAAACTTTGATGTAGCAAGTGATTTTCTTAACGTTTACAGAAGCTAATTCTAAATCGAAATCCGCTTGAGATTTTTTAGCTCCCTCTGCTGTGTTTCCTGCACCACCCTCTGGATTAACGTGTTGAACCCATTCCCAAACATTTGAATTAATTGTTCCTGTGTTTACTAGGTCTAAGATAAAAGGATTGCGTCTTACAATTCTAGTAATCCCTGATTCTATTTCGGCTTGTGGTATTTGAGCATCATCAACAATATTAGTTGCTAAAGTCATGTCTCCAACAGTCTTAATAACTAAACGAACAGATGCAGAGGCATTGTCTTTCATTTTAGCTAAATCATCTTTTTTCTCAGCTAAGACCTCTGTTAAAGCTTGCGAAAAGTTTTTATGCTGTTTTGGGGTCAATTGGTTATCTCTAAACTCGTTAATGGTTTCCTGTAAATCTTCAATAGCTTTTGTAGCTTTTGCTAATTCTTCGGCAGTGGCAACAGTTTTCAAAGTTTCTTTGATTGATTCAATCTCTGTCTTCTCTGCTTTTGTTTCTACTGATTTAGCTAATTCGCCTAAATACTCTTGGTGTAGTTTAGCTTGTTCGCCAACTTCCATCTTTGCGAAAGCATCTTCTTCGATACCTTTCGACTTTAAAAATTCTTTAAATTTCATCTTTCTTTAATTTAATAAATGTTCGTAATAACTTTTCTGTTCTTGAAGTGATTTCTCGGCTTCGGTATCTAAAGTGTCTTTCGACGGCTCTTCTTTTGTTTCTAAGGTTGGTGTTGCTGAATTGCTACCCATTACAACCGCACTGCCCTCAACTATCTTTGCTTCTTTTACAACCCAGAAATAACCTCTTTCATCAGCTACTTCTTTGTTGGCTATAATTGGATAATATTCATCCCATAAAGCTTTGTATTCTTTATCGTATTCAGCTTCGGTATTGATTGCTAATTCTAATTGAACGTATCTCATACCTACAGAATGGTTTTTAACCCATCCGTTTGCATATTGCTTAAGCATGAAACCGTTTCTTAATCTGTCAATAGTGCTTTCAAATATTAACGCTTCGGTTTTACCATCATAAGGCAAACCTAATTGTTTCCACGTCATTGATTGAACGTAACCATTTGCGCTATCTGAAATTATTTTGTCGAAATCTCTTTCGTGTTCTTGCAAGTGTAAAAATGATTTGTTGTCGCTTACTGATTTATTCCAAATTCCGTTAACATGTACGTCTCCATGACTGTCTAAGAAGTTAGTAGTATTGATTACTACTTTGACATCTAAAGTATCTGGTAAATCAGCCGAGGCAATAGCTTTATTTGCGCTATTCTTTGAAACGTTCTCAATATAACCATAGCTAACTGCATCTGCATTTTTAGTTACTGATTTCTTAATTGCTACCAATTCCTTTTTATTAGCTATTAACTCTCTAAAAAGCTCTTCTTTAGTAGCGAACTCTTTATTTGGAAACTCCTTAACTACTATCATTTTTTTACGTCTTTATTAAAAGCTTTGTTCTTTGCTTGTATAGAAGCGTATAGACTTGGATTTTCTTTTTTAATCTTTTCCATATCCATTTGTTTGTTTATCTGCTGTAAATTCATTTTAGTACTCATATCTCTTGCATTTTTATGTAATCGTCTAAAAATTTTTGCTCATGCTCTATTGATTCTAAAGCGTTTTTTAATTGTTGATTTTTAATATCAATATCTTTAGTTAAGTAATCAATATTAATTTTCAATGCATCTATACATTTTTTTTGACTTTCAATCCAAAGATTAACTGAATGTTTATGGTTGTCATTTATTTGTTGTTCTGTCATAGCGTTTCAATTTTAATTCCTAACTCTCTTGCTTTAATCTCATTGTCTAATTTCAATGCAATAACCTCTTGCTTTTCCTTTTCAAATACTTGGTTAAACATTAAGTGTGACCATTCAAAACGTAAATCTTGTAACTGAAATAAATACTCAAACTCATCTGTCAACGCTTGTCCGCTTGGTTTTAAACTATATTCAACGTGTCTTGCCGTTGCTTTCTCTTGGTTCTCGTATGTACTGCCTCTTAAATTAGCTTCTAAAACATCTCTAGGTATTCCGTACATTGTGCCTATCATAAAGTAGTCGTTGTAGAAACTTTCGTCTAACTTAAGCCTTGCAATATCGTCAACAAACCTTTTAACGTCTATTGGCGTTTTAACAGCGTGTACTTTCTTATTACTTCTAACCGACTGTTCGATATCAATCTTTTCAGTCTCTCCCATTGGCGTTTGGCTTACGTCCTCTAAAGAGTTTTTGCCGTTAACCATGAACTTTTGACTGAACTCTAGGTTTATGCCTTTAGCGTCTAAGCTTTGCTCTGAGTTAGATATTACTTTGTATAATGCATCGAGTGCGCTATTACCTTGATACCAATTACCACCTAAACCATTAGATAAGTCAAAAAAGAAACTAAGTTCTTTTATCTTAATGTTTGATATTTTACCATCGTCAAACGTATACTTAATAGTTTCCTTTTGTTGTTCATTAAGTCCAACTACACTAAAGATGAATTTGCTAAATCTGTTTTTGCCATCTTGGAAATCAACATTAGCTGGATTAAGCCAATATAATTGGGTGCTTTCGTTTAAAACGTTGTTAGAACGATACAATACTGCAGTTCCTAACATCTTCCAAAACATATAATCCCAAAAGAACTGTGTCCACGTTTGAAAGTGGTTAGGCTTCTTTTTGATAGAGTATAAGTAATTGATTTCTTTTAGCTCATCGTTTTCGTATTGATTAACTTTTCCTAAACTAAAAAGGTCACAGTTAAGTTTAAATACTTTAAGGCAAGCGGGATTTCTAAGAACGGCGTTTAGTTTTGCTCGATAGTTGTTTAGGTCTTTAGCGTTGTTACGGCTTGAAAACATTTCATACCACCAATCGCCATTAATATTTCGTTCAACCGATAAAGGCTGTTGAATATTGTTTCCCCACTCAAAGCTGAATCTCATCATATAAACGAATAAGACGCTACTCTAACCAATTAAGGAAAGAATAACGTCTTTGTTATTTGTTGTGTTGTTCTCTATCATCTCGACAGTAAACTAATTAAATTATAAATTAAGGCTTGCGCAATTAAATCGAATTTAATGCTTCCCGTAAATGTTAACCGACGAGTTGCAACCTTAATTTTTACAAATATATAAAACTTATTTATAATAATTCTAAATAATATTAAATATTTTTTATAATACCTAAAGCAAACATTTTTTGTACACAATAAGCAATCGCATCAAGCGTGTGATTGTCTTGGTCTTCCGGTTCTTCTTGTACCACTCCGAACTTATCTTTTTGTCTACAATAATTTTCTTGCTCGAAGTCTATATTCTTGCTTGTGTCTGTGTAATAGATGTTTAATCCGTTTAATATCCCGATACGGTCAAGTAGTTTTGATTTACCACCTACAGCAACAGCATACTCCCAACCGGCTTTTCGTAATGCAATTATTTTGTTAGGTCTGTTGTTATCGCAAACTATTGTTTTAGTTTTGTTGATGTTTAGTTTTTGGAATAACCACGTAACTAATCCCTCGTCTTGACTTGCATTAATTTGATGTAGTTGCGTATCGCCTAAACCTCGTCTAATTTCATTCTCGCTTGAGTAGTTAAGTTCGTGAACGTATAAGTTTCCATCATGATACTTACACTCTACAACCCCGAAAGGGTCAACAACTCCCCAGTCTACACCGTAATAAACCTCTTTGTTGATGTTTAGATACTCTATGTATGGTATTGACTTCCAGTTGTAAATACGCCCCTCTACTTGACCCGTTTCTCCTAATCCGTAAACACGCCACATATTTGCCCAATAAGTATTGATTATTTTACCATCCTTATCAAAGCCTTTTTCTTTGTAGCGTAGTATCTCGTTACGTTCTTCTTCACTTAAGAACTCGTTATCTAAGTATGTAAGTTTAATAAAATCGCAGTCATCACGGTTAATTACTTCGGTGTGAAACCAAAATTTCTTGTTCGGGTTGAAGTCTATAAATACTTGTTTAGCTCTTGATGTTAATTCTCGATAAGTGTCAAACTTAACTTTGTTCGCTTCATTGACAAAAACTACATCGGCACGCAATCCCTTACCTATATCCTCTTTATCTAATCCAATAAACTTAATGAATGAATTGTTAGGGAAACGGTAAAGAGTTCCATCAACCCAGTACTCCCGTTTGAATATTCCGAACGCTACCATTATCTTAACAAAGTCTTTAATAACGGTTATACGCATCTTTGAAAGTTCGTCGGACGCTATATATATTTCACGGTTTGGCGTTCCGCTTGCGTGATTGATTAATAATTGAAGTATAGAGAAAGTTTTGCCCGCACCTTGACCGCCTTGAATTCCACGAATACGCTTTCTTAATGCAGTTATCTTACGAAGTGCCGTTGTAGTTTGCATCGCTTAATGGGTCGTTTGTTAGAACGTTTACATTAATATTCTCTTGTTTTACGTTTTCGGCTAGGTTATTTAAACGTTGTGTGATACTTGGATTGTAGATGCCAACCATACCGCCCTCGATTTGGTCTTGACGGATTGACTTCTTTATACGCGTACAGATAGTGCAATATTCTTCATATTTATTATCTGTATTAGCAAAATAATGACCTAAATCAGATATAATACCATTATCAAAACACCAATTCTCAAAGCCCTCAATAGTAAGCGGTCTTTGTAATCTCTCTTGACTAATAACAAACCCTTTATTACCACTTACCTTTCTTTCAATAGGATTTTCTTTAGCGTGTGTCTTATACTGTAAAAAGTAATCCCACATCTTTTCGGGCGTTTCTATGTATTTGTTTTTACCCATATCTTTTAAACACATAAACCTACCGATGTTACTCGATAGGCTTTACAGTCTTTTTAAATTGCGACTGTGGTTAGTTATTAGTAATTAAAGATTCTTTAATACAATCGATTAATTCATCAGTTTGTGTTTCGGCATAAGCTAGAGTGCCGTCATCTTCTCCTTTGTAGTTATCTGGATTGTTCTTAACTCTTTCATTCCAAAGTTTAAAACCTTGAATAATGTTTTCTTTTGTAAATACTTCTTCCATGATTTTTTTATTTTATACTTACTATTTCAAAATACTTTTTAAACTCATTACCGAGTGCTAATTCCATTTGGTCGTAACGCTCTTTAGTAACTTCAAACTTTTCGTTTAGCTTTCTTTGTCTGTTTACTGAACTGTCTTTAATTGGTTTTAACGTTTTTAGCGTTATTGCTTTTTCTTTTACCTCTTTTTGTTTAGTTTGCTTTGCCATAATTTATAATGTTTTTGTAAAAGATTCGTAAATTTTTAAATCTCCTAAAACAAATGTTTTAATTAGAGATTCACAACTTATTAGAACGTTTCTTTTATATCTTTCGTATTTTTTATCCTCGGTTAATATTAGTCGATTCTTTTTATTTTTATGAACTTGAAAATAATTTAGTTTCTTATTTGCCATCTTCTAAAAAATCTATCCAACTTTGTTCGCTACCTACTTCTTTAAAGTCTGGTACTATTGGAATGTTATTAATAATTTTATCTAAATCAATATTATCCATTTCAAACGGTAAAATATAACCATTTACACCGTCCGTAATCTGTTCGTTTCCGCTTGCAAAAGGTGTTATTAAACAAGGCGTTTTAACTTGCATTGCTTCGTAAACACTATATGCAAAGCCTTCTGTGTCAGATAATTGCACTAAATAATCTGCTTTGTTTATCTCGGGAAATGGATTTCGGATAACACCGTTAAACTTAACCTTTGTTTTCTCAAACTTTTTTATTACCGACTTGTTATAGTCGTTGTTTACATTTCCGTAGACATTCCAAATATAAGGAATTTTATTTAATTCTAACAATTCAGCAAATATTTTCATTCTGTCAAATCCTTTTTCGCCACTTACCCTACTAACAGTTATTAACGTTAATACATCGTTTTTAGGCTTATTATCTAATTTTATAGTATTGTCTAGTAGGTTGTAGATTATTTTGTCGCATTTGTAAGGCGTAGCTATCTCAAATGATTTTTTAACCACTTCGCCAACACAAACAGTGTGAGTAACCGTTTTATGTTGAGTGTATTTGAAGTTCCAATTTGCGATTACTTGAGTATATTCTGCGTGGATTATATTAATAACTTTTGTGGATTTTACATACTCATAAGGGTGTAAGCCCCACTGGGTAGAAACTATTAAATAGTCGTAAACATCAACTGCTTTTTTATCTATTCGCCCTATAGAAACGTATTGCGACATTTCAAACAAAAGACTATTATATTCCACCCAATCATATAAAAGAGTAATATCATAATGTTTTGACATTCTTTTGCAAAAATTCTCCACAAACCTTTCTACTCCGCCGATAGTGTTATATCTGCTAATATAAATTGCTAGTGTTTTTCCCATAATAACAAAGATAATAATTTTTCAAATACAAAGATATATTATTTAGAATTGTTATAAATTAATAAAATAGTTGCGATTTATTTTGGTGTATCTAAAATACTTTATATATTTGTACGACAATTTAAAACAATAGTTATGTTAAAAGCAAAGCAAATACATTTAGATGAAAAGGTTGTCGAAACCTTAACAATCAAAGCGGTAAAAGAACGCACCACATTTAAGGAATTAGTTCAAAAATTACTAACTAAAATCGCAAAAGATTATGATAGGAATTTATAAAATTACAAGTCCAAGCGGTAAAGTTTATATCGGTCAAAGTCCTGAACTACTATGAAACCCTACCCATTCGACAGCAGTCAAGGCGAGTTTAAAGAACTTGTTAAGGAATACACTAAAGAGGAATTATTTGATATGTATTGCGAAAACAATCTTTTACCAGATGTTGTGGAAAATTACATTGAAGAGTTAGAATTAACAATTAAAAAACTAAGACAAAATGGAAACTAAATTTACAAAAGGAAAGTGGGAAATAAGAAGCTATTATTCAAAATTAGAATCGACTATTCATACAGATAAAAAAAGAATTTGTGAGGTTAAAAGCTTTTCAATTAATACATATCAAGGAAAATATTTTTGTGCCGACCCATCAATTGAAGAAAGACAAGCCAACGCCTTACTAATTAGCAAAGCACCTGAGATGTTTGAGATGTTAGTAAATGTTTTAAAAGAAAATCATTGTACACCTGATTTAGACAAACAAATAGAACAACTCCTAAAAGAAGCAACAGAACTTTAAAACTTTATATTATGGAAACAAAGAAAAATACAACAAGTACCAAAGAGATTATCGCAAAAGACAGCCTTAGTTTAAGAGATTACTTCGCTAATTCAGCGATGCAAGGCATTATCTCAGCAAATACAGAAGCATTTGCAAATGGCATGGGAATTAATTTTAAAAACTTAGTCATTGAATCTTACGAAATAGCCGATGCAATGCTTAAACAACGTGAACTATGAACAGCCACGTTATACCATCGACAACAATAACTAAGTTAAAGAAGCTTAATTTAGAGATTGAAGCACTAAGAGAAGAACGTTCAAGACATTGGTATTTAAAACCTATGCAACAACTAAACCTTACAAACAAAGAAAATAAATTAACTAAAATACTTAAACAATTATGAAAACACCAACACTAGAAGAAGTTAAAAAGCATTTTGAGAATGCGAAAGAGGTTAAATGTTTGTCTGATGGAAAAGAATACAACATTTCAAGATTAGAAATAGAAAAAGGAAAATACAGCTCAGATAGTTATTTGGCTAAAGATGAAAAAGGTATAGCAAAGGCAGAATTATGTTATAAAAACAAATACGCCGAAATCATATCCTACAAAGACACTTTTACAGTAGACAAAGAGTTTATTAAAGAAGCTTATGATAATCCTGAGTTATTAAAAGAGAAGTTCCCGAGCGTGTTTGAGGGTGAGTTAGAAGCTGGTAAATGGTATATTGCTTATTGGTATACTGTTAAATATTTAGTTTGCATTAAAAACATAGGTGTAAACATAGAAACTAATGGGTTTAATATAACGGAAAAAGGAAAGTACACTTATTTACCTTTTGATAAAAATTATGACTATAAATGGTCTTTAGCCCCCGACAAAGAGGTAGAGGAAGCTTTAAAATCTGAGTGTGAAAAATTAGGATTCAAAAAAGGCAGTAAAGTAAAACACATTCTTTACAGCGGAAAATTATCAAATGAGGAGCGTATTTTAGATACTTCAAACTTTTACTATGACGCTAAAGACAATTCTTTTGATTGTGAAAATAAAGACGGACAAAGATATAGACTTTTTAAAGATGGAAAATTCGCCACCATAATCTCCGAACCTATCGAGCTAACAATGGAGCAAATAGCCGAAAAATTCAATGTTGATGTTAACCTTTTAAAAATTAAGAAATGACAGCATACGAATTAGCACACGACCCAGTATTTGAAAAGCCTATTCATTATATTGACTATAAAGAAAGAAAAGGAGATGTTAAATTAATAACTAAAATTAGACACAATGAAAACAATTTATAACGTTTATGTACCAATGGAATCGCAAGAGCAATGCGATAGAATGAAACAACTTTGTGTTTATTATGAGTTGCCGATTTGGGAAATTGAAGAAGCATTTGAGTATTTTTTTGGAAGAGATAATTTTTTCACCAAAAGCCATTCTGACGATGATTTTTTAATATTTGTTAATATGGCTCACAATCTAGCGATAGAAAATAAAAGTGAAGTATCCGAACAAGAATTTATCGAACTTCTTAAAAAACCTAAGTTATGAAAAACAAACATATAAAAGCTGGGCAAGAAGTGCCTATTGAATTGAGAAAAGAAGTTTATAGAGAGGCTTTGAAAGTAATAGAATCGAATAAAGATAAAAGCAATGGTTTTGGACTTTGTTATTTTTTATTAATGGTTTTATACGGAGCTAACGAGTCTCGACAAGTTTACTATCATCAAAAAGACTTAACTCCTTTTCGTTGGCACAAAACACCCGTAATGTTTCCAGAGTTAAAAGATTTTGTTGGAGAAAATTATGGAGAAAGTAAAACAAACAATGAAAGAATCGAATTTCTAAAATCAGTAATATGAAATACTCCGAACGTGAAAAGCTTCTCAGAAGAGAATATCTGCCATATATAAAAGGCAGTAAGAAGATTACAAAGAATGTTATTAAAAATTATTTAATTAAACTTAAGGAATTATGAAAATAGGAGATAAAGTTGTTAATTTGATAACTTGGAAAAGTGGAACTCACAATCCTGGAAAAAACGAAATAGTTGAAATAGTTGGATTCAGTTATAATTATTTAGTTTTAAAAGGCTATGAATTTGACCTTTCGTATTCAGATAAAATTGTATGTTATAACCCTAGGCACTTCCGCCCACTTGACTACGAATTTGCAGAGAACCTACTCGCTGAAATAAGCGAATCAATGAAAAGTGAATCAATTAAAAACTAAGATTATGAGCATAAGAGCAAAACAAAAGTTCTACAACTACGCAGTTAGCAAAGGTGTAGATTTAGCAAACTTAGACGTTGATAGAATTGACGTATCACAACCACTAACTAAAAAGCGTAAATCTACTTTTAAGAGTAGAGCCTCGCAAATAAAAGACAAGTTTAATCATAGGTTCAATTTTGCGCACCGTGATGGATTTGTAGATTTTCCCGATTACGATAAAATTACTTTTGAACGAGCCTAATTTAGAATCATTCTATCAAAATTACTACTTAAACTATTAAAATAATTCCTTAAATTGCAGTAAATTAATAACTTAAACCGCCTTACTACAAAAACAATCTAACCCATTGGGAAGAGTGGTAAGGTGGTTTTTAAACTAAAACATTATGAAACAAATTGCACAAGCTATAATTAAAGTTATGGCAGAAGTTAAAGGTATGGAAAAAAACTCTAAAGTAGGTACTGGCAGTAGTTCTTATGATGGAACTAAAGACCAAGATGTTAAAGAGATTTTTAACGATTCGCTTCAAAGAAATGGTCTTTGTATTATGCCTATTGATATTCAAGAAACAACTCAAATTGATAGATGGCAAGAGGAAAGTTTTTACAATAATCAATCCCAAGGAATTAAAACTAAACAATCCGTTTTCACAAAGGTAACTGTAAAGTATTTATTGTTGCACGAAAGCGGAGAAAGTATAGAATTGGCGGGTTATGGTCACGGAGTTGATCCGCAAGACAAAAGTGCAGGAAAAGCTACTACCTACGCTTTAAAAAACTGTTTGCTTTATACATTCTTAACACCAGTTGGTAAGATTGATGATACGGACTTAACTCATTCAAACGACATTAAAACACCGAAACCAAAAGTTGAACAGCCTAAAATCGACGTACCAAGATTAGAAACTAAGTTAAAAGCTTGTGCCGATGTTAAGGCTTTAGAAACCGCTTACAAGTCTTTAACACCCGAAGAACAAAAAGCAGTAGCGAAACTAACGACTGAATTAAAACTTAAATTAGAAAGCAATGGGGCAAAGTAGCGAGTTAATGATACGAATGAAAGAGGAAGAGTTTTACTCTATCCCTCACGAAATTAGACAAACATACTTTCAGTCTAAAATGGTAACACCCGAACTTAACGATTGGGCGGAGTTGATGCAAGACGAGGTTTACAAAGCCCTGTATCAAATGAAGAAAAAAGTATCAAAGGATTTAGATAATAGAGCCTATGAACTTAGAGAACAAAAACGAAAAATTAATAACATTGAAGTAAATATTTAAAAAATGGAAATAGAAGGAAAAATTAAAGTAATTGGCGATACTCAAAACGTATCGGCATCATTTACGAAACGTGAATTAGTAATTACAACTGATGAGCAATATCCTCAATTTATCAGCATCAATTTTGTTCAAGACAAATGCGAGTTGTTGGATAAATATCGCTTAGGCGAAACTGTTAAAGTATCGATTAATTTACGAGGGCGTGAGTGGGTAAATCCACAAGGCGAAACAAAGTACTTTAACGATATTCAAGGTTGGCGAATTGAGGGTTTGTCTAGTCAGCAATCAACTGTAATGGAAAAACAATTTGAACCCGCTACAAATTTTAACGAAGAGGAGCATGATGACCTGCCCTTCTAAAATGGTAAAATAAATTTGTTATTACCGTTTTGATTTATTATCTTTACCGTTAACTTATAAATAAAATATTATGGCGGTAAAGATTTGTTTTAAATGTAATGTAGAAAAAGAACTTTCTCAATATTATAAACATTCAGAAATGGCAGACGGACACTTAAATAAGTGTATTGAATGCGCAAAGATTGACACTAAATTGCAAACGGAAAAATTAACATCAACTCCCGAAGGATTAGAAAAAGAAAGGGCAAGGCACAGAGATAAATACAAAAGGCTTGGTTACTGCGAAAAGCAAAAAGTTTGGAATGAAAAAAGACCTTATACAAAATCTTCTAAATACAAGGGATTGAGTAAGAAACTTAAAACTGAAAAAGGAATAGAGTTGCATCATTGGAATTATTCCGATGAGTTTATTGAAGATGTTTTCTTTTTAAAAACGTCAGAGCATAGAAAAGCACATAAATTTTTATTAAAAAAAGACAATATATTTACCGATTTACAAGGTAACTTATTAGATACTAGAGAAAAACATTTTAATTATTTGATAAAAAATTTCATTCAGTTTTAAACCCCTTTTAGTCCCAAACTAAACCCCAACCTTAACCTACTAATTACTACATTCGACCTTTACATTTCAAATACCACAATAACCACCGCCTTGTAATAGGGCGGTTAAAACTAAAGAGATGACTACAGATGCATTTTTAGAATTAAAATCGTTTAAAGTTCACAAAGGACAAGCGTTAATTCCTAATCAAATAGAAACGGCTGAGTGGCTTGAACAGCTAACGAGTGAATCACAAGTTTATTTAAAGCAAGTTGAGGCACGCGACTTAGGAATGCATGGCGGTTACTTTATGATACTTGCTTATATTTATGACCGCTTACCATTAAGATTTCGTAAAACTGTCTTAAAACCTAATTTCTACAAGTTTATAAAGATGCTGTCAAATGAATATACGGTTGTCTTTGAGTTCAAAGATGGTAGACAAATGATTGAGTACACTTCTATTTCATTCGGTAAAATGAATCAGTCTAAATTTAGACTTTATTTTAATACTCAAATGAGTGTCGTTTATGAAGAGTTATTAATCCCTATGGAGTGTGATTATTTAATGGACGAGGTAAACGAAATGTTTGAAAAATTATTAGCTAAAATAATATGATAGAAATCCCAATAAAACCGCTTTCAGTTAATGAGGCTTTTAAAGGCAGAAGATTTAAAACTGATAAATACGATGCTTTTATTTATGAAATGCTTTTACGCTTACCTAAAATTACGCTACCTAAAGCACCGTATTCAATCGATATTGTATTAGGTTATAGCAGTAGAGCTTCTGACATAGATAACGGCTTAAAATCGCTATTAGACTGTTTAGTTAAAAAGTACGGCTTTGACGATAGAGAGATTTATCAAATGAATGTAAAAAAGGAAATCGTTAAAAAAGGTTCGGAGTTTATTAAATTTGAAATTAATAGTTTATGAATACTTACTCAACTTCTGACGGCACTAGATATACTCAAAGCCAAATTGAAAAATTAATCACTAAGGCAAAAGCTACGGCACTCGAAAGACAGTTTGATGAATACCGTTATAATTTTTGTGAAGAGTGCGGAAAAAATGGCTCAGGAACTTATTTAGACTGTTCGCACGAAATATCTGTTAAGAAAGCCAAAGAAAACGGAATGGCAGAACAATGTTGGAACGTTGGTAACATTGTAATACGTTGTAGGCAATGCCACAAAAAACACGACAAACTAATTTAAAACTAAAACTATGACAACCGAAGAAATCACAAACGAAGCCATTAACAGAGTTAAAGAAAACAACAAAGAAGATTTTAATAAGATACTTGCCTTTGCTGAAATATGGGTTAAAACGCAGTTTAAAGCGTTTACAAGCGAAAATCTAAAGTCTTGTTACTACTTGTGTCAAAATACAGAACCAATTGAACCTCGTGTTTATGGTGCAGTATTTCGCAAAATGTCAAAGGACGGATTAATTTTTAAACATGGTTTTGAATTAAGTAAAAACCCAGTTTGCCACGCTAGACCTCAACAAATTTGGATAAGTCGTGAGTTTAAAGATAAGCAGAAAAACAATAGAAAGCAAGACAAAACACTAAATTTATTTCATCAATTATGAAAACAATACCAGAACTATCAAGGGAACACGGAATACCTAGAAGCACATTAAGAAGCAGATTTAAAAGGCTTAACATCCCTTACGATGGTATTATGTTTGTTTCTTTAGATTTGGAAAAAAAAATAATACATGATTCTTTGAGAATGCCTAAAAATTTAGTCAATAAAATAAATCCATTATTAGTATTTGCTTTTAAAGAAGAATACACAACTTTAAGTAATTTTGAAATATCTCAATGCTTATCTGTTCCGTTTCCAATTATAGAAAATATTTTAAATAATGAATATTTTACAGTTGAAAGCAAATTAAATTTTATGAAATAGTTTGTTATTTGAAATTATTGTTTATATTTGTGTTGTTGAAGCACTACCAACAGGAAAATATTTACTCACTTTGAGTAATCGACAAACCCTAATTTGATAGTAGTGCATCATTTTAGGGTTTTGTCATTTTATTAAGTTATGGAAGAATTTAGAAAAATTAAAGATTTTGAAATGTATGAAATTTCAAATTTAGGAAACCTAAGAAGAATTTATAGTTATGGCTATAAACAAATTAAGCCCTCAATTAAATTTAATGAATACCCTAAATATACGTTGTCAAAAGAAGGAAAACTAACCTCTTTTAAGGTTCACATTTTGGTAGCCAAATGTTTTTTAGATTACATTCCTAAAAAGGGGGTTATTGTGGTTGACCATATTGATAATGATAAGTTAAATTATAATTTAAATAATTTAAAAATTATTAGCATGAGAGAAAATCTTATAAAAGATAGTAAAAGAGAATCAAAATACCCTAACGTATATAAAAACAGAAAAAAATGGAGAGCTAGAATAAATTATAATAACTATAATTATTGTTTAGGAACTTATGACACACAAGAAATAGCTTATCAAAAAATAATTGAATTTTTAGAAAAAATGGAAGGAGGTTGTGATGGCTAAAGACCCAGCATTTTTATTTTACACCGGAGATTTTACTACCGGAACTCAATTTTTTACTGATGAACAAGTCGGAAAGTATTTAAGACTTTTAATGGCTCAACACCAACACGGTAGATTATCAAAAAATCAAATGATGTTTATATGTAAATCATATGATTCTGAAATTTTTTCTAAATTTATTATTGATTCAGATGGTTTATATTTCAATGAAAGACTTGAAATTGAAGTCAACAAAAGACGTGCGTTTTCTGAAAGCAGAAGTAAAAACAAGTTAGGAAAAAACAAAGAAGTGAAAATCATATCAAAATCATATGATAATCATATGGAAAATGAAAATAAAGATATTAATATATCAAAACACGAAATTTTCAAAAATGAATGTTTGCAATCTCAACAATGGTTAGAAACTATCGCAATGAATATTAAAATTCCATTGGATAAAATACAATTTGCTTTAGCTGAATTTAACAGTCATTTAATTATGGATGGAGAAATTAAGCAAGATTTAAAAGACTATAAAAATCACTTTACCCGTTGGTCAAGGAAAGTTAAAGAAATAAAAAAAGCATAATATGAACCTAATAGAAGCAATTAAAAGACTAAGGTTTACTTTCTCTAAGCAAAATAAACCAAATAACATTGATGCTGATGCTTTAAGCATTTTACTCTTCAACTTAAATAATTTACAAAAAGACAGAATAGAAGATAATCGAGTTTTCGCTAAATTGCTTTGTATTTTAATCAAAGAAAAATATAGTAACGGTAATAACGATATTAATCAAACATTAAAGTTTATTAGTCAAGATTTAAAAGAGCCTTTAGAGTTTCATATCGAAACGCTTTCAAATAAAATCACATCAACTCAAATAGTAAACTTTATTAAAACACTAACTATTGACGTGCCGGAAAGTGAATTTAGCGACCCGATAGCATTAGCAAATAGAGAAAACCAATTTTGGGATGTTCATCAAAAGCAAATACTAAACGAAATTATTTTTAGCAACTCATTAGAGCAAACAAGAGATAATTTTTTTATGACGGCTAACGAGATATTAAACAACGATAATTATCGATTATGAGTGATTTATATAAGCCTATTGAGATAATACAAACCGAAACACAAACTTTGGTTTATTCTGAAATTCACTCAAAGTCTGTTATTGATTTAAAAAACAAACCCGAAAGACCGCCTTTAGCAATTTCTATCGGTTTTGATGATAAGGCGTATGGAGGTGTACATTACCCTTTACGCTTTGGAACGTTTGGAAATATATCAATGATTAAAGGCGAAGAGAAAAGCCGTAAAACGTGGTTAAAATCGCTTATTTTGGCGTGTATTCAAGATGGTAATAGTAATAGATATTCAGACCAAATAAAAGGACATCACTTAGAAGATAAATATATTATTGATTTAGATAGTGAGCAAGACGATTTTGACGCTTGGATGGTTGCAAGTCGTATACCTAAAATGATTGGAACTTTTGAAAATCCTATTTACCGTGAAAATTTTATAACTGTTAAGTTAAGAGAATACAACGCCAACGAAAGAAACGGTTATTTGCAATGGCTATTTATGGAAAGTGAATTTAGAAATAAATTAGGCGTTGTTTCAATTGATGGTTTTGTAGACTTTGTAAATGACTTTAATAGCTTGACTGAAAGCATAAGTTTCACACAAAGCCTTATGAAATATTCAAGTTTAACCAAAAGTCATATAATGGGTATTTTACACTTAAATCCGGGCGAACAAAAAGCACGTGGACACTTAGGGACTATTCTACAGCAGAAATGCGAAACGGTAACAATTATTAAAGATGAGGGGGATTATTCAACAGTAACTTGTCAAAGAGGTAGAGGTAAAAAATATCAAGAGTTCGCTATTACAGTTGATAATAATTGGCTACCAATAGAACATAATCACAATATTAACCAAAATTGGCTTTAAACCTTTTTTATAACCCACTCCAAACTATTTACTGTTTGGGGGAATTGAGAAAATATTATGGAAATAACTGATAAAATAACGATTACAAATGAGGATTGTATGGAGTTACTTAAAAGAACTCCTGATAAGTTTTATGACCTTGCAATTTGTGACCCGCCTTATGGAATTGGAGCGGAAAACCACGCAGGTAAAAAAGAAAACGGGTGGAATCAATGGGAAGTAAAAGAATGGGATAATAAAACCCCTAATAAAGAATATTTTAAGGAATTATTTAGAGTTTCTAAAAATCAAATCATTTGGGGCGGAAATTATATGACTGAATTTTTGCCAGCTTCAATGTGTTGGATAATTTGGGATAAAGGACAAAGAGGTTTTAGTTTAGCGGATGGAGAAATGGCGTGGACTTCTTTTAATAAAGCGATGAGAATATTTGAATTTAGCAGAGCAGGATGTATTAAAAGTAATAATACAATGATTGAAAAATTCCATCCGACTGCGAAACCTTTTGAATTGTATAAATATTGCCTTGATAAATACGCAAAACAAGGCGATAAAATATTAGACACCCATTTAGGTTCAGGAAGTATCGCAATAGCTTGCCACGATTATGGATTTGAGTTAACTGCTTGCGAATTAGATAAAGAATACTACGATAAAGCAATACAAAGAATTAAAAACCACGTAGCGCAACAAACCCTTTTCTAACCTTATTTATTAAGTAATATAATTTAGACTGAATATAAATTGAGGTTGTGGTGTAAAATATTAAAACCACATAAAGTCGTTCTAAAGGAGAGAGAACTTCCGAATAAACACTATGGCAAGAAGTAACGCAACTTGCAAGGTTTTATTTAGAATAATTATAAATTAATAAAAAAGTTTGTAGGTTTCAAAAATGATACTTACCTTTATGTATAATTTAAAACTAAAATATTATGGAAACATCAATTAGCATGAAACAAAATTTATTACAAAGAATAGACGATAGTTTGGTAAATCTAATTGCCGAAGGGCGTAATTTTTTAAGTCTTAGAAATAAAGTTTTACAAGAAATTAAAAACACAGATAGAATTATAGTTACAACTAACGTAAGGGAAGTTAAAGAGCTTTTTGAAATGTTTCCAAATAGCGTTTTAGCTAATCCAAAACCAAAATATTGGTCGGGAGAAATTGATTTTGAAAGATATACATCAAGTTGGTATTGGGTGATTAAAAACGAAAATATCGAAAGCGGTTCTTCAGGGTGGCATAGCTTAGAAAACACTATGGACTTTAATCCTACTTTGCCAATTGTAAAAATAAAATACAATAAATACTAAAAACTATTTTGATGATTTACAAAAATATATTCCAACTATCAGGCTATTCTAACCACGAAATAACGAAGCGGTTAGGTATTACACACACGTTTAGGCAAAGGTTTGAAAAGTCAAAGAAAATAGACTTAGAAACTATTGTTCGCTTCTCCAAAGCTTTAAACATAAGCCAAACACAATGCGCTGAGATAGTGCAAAATGAAATAAGGGAGTTGTTTAAAAATTAAGATTATGACAAATAATATAAAGCAATATTTTGTAACTGTAAATAATGGAGTTTGGGATAAAATTAGAAAAGTAGAAGAATGTTCTTGCGAACAAGAAATGGATAATGTTATAGCTAGTTGGGAAAATTTAGCATATTCGCAAAGAGCTTCAATAACTAAAGTTTTTATAGAAATAAAAAATATAGGCAACAATGACGCTAAAATTTTATCGAAACTTAATAAAAAAATACTTGAAAGAGTTTCTTTTAATAAAAATGAATTAGAAGGGACTGTTGTAATTAAAGAAATTTATAAAAAATAGATTATGAGATTAGAAGAAATTGTTTCGGATGCAGATTTAAAAAAAGCTTTTGGGCATGCTAATTTTGGGAACACTACCGAAAGAGAAGTTATTAAGTTTGCATTACTAAAAGCAAATTGCGGTTATCATAATGGGCATACCGCTGATTGTATCATAAAAGAACTCGGATTGATTAATGAAAAAAGAAAACTTCTTAAAAAAGGCAAAGAATATCTTTTTTGGTCATTCTATGAGGGAAATCACTAATCCAAATCAATAAATTAACCAAACTAAATAGAAATGGAAAATAAAACGGCTATTGAAATGCTAATCGACATTATAAAAGAAAAAAGAAAAGAAAGTGATATTTCAAATACACTTTTAAGATTTTGCCAAGTTGAAGCAGAAAAACTACTCCCAAAAGAGCGTGAGCAAATAGAGAATGCAGTTATTGAAACATCAATGCATGGAGAATCTATGGCAAACGAACAAGCTAAACGATACTACGATTTTACCTTTAAAAAATAAACCATGACACTAGAGCAAATATTTTATAAAACAATTGTTTCTTCTGAACTATCAGGAACAGAAGCGTCAAAACAATGCGTATCAATTACGGATGAGCAGATGATAAAGTTTGCTTTATGGATTGGTCAAGAATCCCCATACAACCCGACTAATACAGTTGACGAGTGGATGGCAATAATGGGAGATAGAGAGATTGTTACAGCAACTACATCAGAGCTACTAGCAGAATACAAACGAATTAACAACCTTTAACAAACTGAAAAAAATGGAAAGATTAAATATTACCAAAGGAAAAGCAGAAATAAGAAAAGAATATAGATGCTGGATTGAAATAGAAACAGAAAGCGGAAAAAGATTAGCCGAAACAAAATTTTATGGAGGTAAAAGCTGTGTTGGATATGAACAGGCAAAAGCAAACGCAAAGCTATATATTGATGGTCACAACACCTACAACAACTGCGGAATACTTCCAAGCGAGTTATTAAAACAAAATCAAGAGCTTGTGGAGTGTTTGGAAGAATTAATAAAATTACATTCTTCAAATGTTGGAGTTTCGGAACTACAAATTAAAGCATCTGTACTTTTAGAAAAACATAAAAACTAATAACTATGAAACTAATTAGCGCAGTAGATTTCGTTCTACTTGAAGATAGATTAAAAGAAGATAGCGACACGGCAATTTTTAAAGTCATAAATTACTCCAACTTTCTTAAACAACCTTTACAACTAGGTTTTTTCATCCCTTGTGATGAAAATAACGTGGCTTACGAAAGCTATTTAAGTTATTCTAAAAACCATAACACAATTTGTAAACCCTACGAAGGATTGTTTGAAATATATGCTAATTCAAAGTGTGCCGGTTGGAAATATTTAGACCCTGAAAGAACAATATACTACCATTCTGTTTCTTACGAAATTGCAAAAGAAAAATACCGACAAGCTAAAGAGCGTGTTTTGTTTGAGGGGTTTGAATTAATAAAGGAATTAGAAAATGTTTGGACTTTCAAGCACAAAGAAATTGAATTTAACATATTTAAGGATTCTACCATAGAGGAATTACAACAAAATTTTTTAGAGCCTTTAGAACTAAGCCAATCGGCACAAAAACTTATACTATGACAGAATTAAAGCAAACGAAGTTATTTGCTATTCCTATTCCGGGTTACTTATCAGGAATTACGCTTGAGTTAATAGGTAATACTATTTGGAATTGCCAATTTCAAGAAATTGATAGAGATAGGTTTAAAACTTTACCAATTGGCGAATGGAAAATACTCGGTACAGTTACTAAAGACGAAATAGATTTTGATGTTGAGCCTTTTGTTGGAGCAAATATTGTTTGGAATGGTGTAAAGAATGTTTTTGTCTATAAAGACTATATTAATGATTACGGCAATTTTCTTGACACTAAACAATCTTTCTACTCTCTATTAAAAGCAAACGGAATTGATTTAATTGAAAAGCAATTGATAATACAAAAACTATGACACGAGCGAACGAAGTACAGAAAGTTATAAATGAGGTTGTTTATCCGGAAATAACAAAATCAGAAACGGTAAAAGATTATGTTTTAAAAGATAACTCGCCTATATTTATAGGAACAAAAAAAGTTAATTTAGAAATGCTATTGATGGCTTTGGGTAAAAGAGGTGAATTAATATTTACTACATTTTTTATTGACGGAATGAGAATAAACATCGACGACGATAGAAGTTACGAATTTGATTGGCACTTAAACAAACCCTACAACGAACAATCAACAGAAACACAAACCGCTATTGAGCGAATATTTTTAACTTAAATTATAAATTATGACAGAAGCAGAAAAAATTTATTTAGCATCCAAAGCCTTTGATAAAGGATGGGATTATGAAACGCTATCTTATGGCGATGATTTATATCGATACGATGGTGAAGAAAAAGCAGAAATACTTAATGATGTTTGGGATTATGTTATTCAAATTCAAGATGAAGGCAAAACTGCATTTAAGAAAATCCACGAAGGAACAAGACTTTACTTTTAACCCCAACAAACGATAAGTAATGGAAAACCAAAGAAAACTTGAATTAACTCTATGCGGTATGTTTCCGTATGGGTTGAAATTTCAATTAGACACAAGCGAATGTGAAAGTACATTCATGTCTTATCCAATAGTAACATTAACTGGTGTTTTTACCGATGAAGAATATAGTAAAACAAGATATAAATCATCTAAAAATAAAATTGGAAATTGTGAGTTAAAACACCTAAAACCACTTCTCCACTCATTTGACAAACTAACAGAACCTATACTTGATGGTGGGTTGATTCCTATTGAAGAACTTATAAAAATTACGGGAATTGTAAGCTGTAAGTATCCTGATTGGAAACTTGATAATCAGTTAAATTTTTTAGCGATTAGTACCGAAAGTTATTCTTTAGATTTTGATACTTATTTTAAAATTTCTGAAAAGCTAAAACAATGGCACTTCAATATTTACGATTTACCAAGTGATATGTATATTGAAAAGTCAACCCTAAAACAAGAGTAATGAAAGAACAACAAAAAGTCGATGAGCCGTTAATGAGTGCCGAGGAGTTTTATAAACTAAATTGTAAAACAGATACTAATTATTCCGATATGTTAAATATGTATGCCAATTACATTACCCAATACCATCTACAAAGGCAAGCTGAATTTATAGCGGAGATAGCGGAAATTCATTATCCGGCATCAAACAATCTGAATCATACGGTAAATAGAGAATCCATACTATCCGCATCAAAAGAATACGTTGAACTAAATATTAAGAGATGAAATTAGAAAGCACAAATTTAAGAGTTGGGAATTTAATATCAATTACCCAATCAGCACATAAAGACGATATTGAAGCCGTTACAAGTTTTATGATTCAAAGAATTGAAGACGGATATAAAGTTTTTGGAATACCACTAACCGAAGATATATTATTAAAGCATTGCAAATTTACTAATACAAAAGATACCGATTCTTTTGGTGGGTTTTTAAGTCCTGAATTGCCAAATGGAAATAAAATAAGATTAAAAAAAGATGGGAATGTCTTTGTTTGGAACACTCAACACGCAATAGTTAAATTAGAATTTTTGCACGAGTTACAAAATTTTTATTCAATCTTCAACACGGAATTAGAAATCAATTTAAATAACTGAGATTATGGAAGAGAAAGATTTAGATGAATTAGATAAAGAGTTAAACGTTTTTAATAAATATGGAGAGTTTTTAGAAAGAGTATCAAATCAAAGAAAAAAGTTTTTTCAAGAAGATTTTAATTTTGGTTATTTAAACGATAACTTTATGAAAAACAAAATAACATTAAATAGAAAAATAACCAACCCATCTAATACCACTAAGAGGGTTTAAAACAAAATTATAATTATTAGCGAAGAAAAAATACAAGAATTATTAAAATCATTATTTAGCTTGCAGTATAATTGGGAAAGCGGAAATTATAATCACAAAAGTGATGTAATAAACAAAGAGGGCAAATCTAATATAGAATTGATTATTAGAAGTTTTCTTTTAGATAATCGAGATGAAAAATTAGGAATACTAGAGGCTAAAGTTTTTATGTATGAGCAAATTATATCAAAAAGTAATTTTGCACCTATGATAGAGCAAAAAGAACCAATAAAAGAAGATATTGAAGAAGACTAACCAAACCTCTTCCACCCATACCAACCAATAGGAATTAAAAGCAGTAATAGCCACCGGCAATTAAACGATATTCTTTGAGTTTGTTTTTTACTAGCTTCGATAACTTGCTTTTTAATAGCTATAACATCATTACGTTCATTTTTAGATACTTTCTCTACTTTGTCGGTAGTTATATTGTTTTTGCGTTTTGATAGCTTTATAGTGCCGTTAATTACTTTATGACCATTATATTCAATTGGCTTTGTGTTATCAATAGGAACTATCTCAATTTCGTAAATAGTCGAAGTGTCTAATATTTTAGTTGTAGATTGCGCTTCGGTTTTAATTTCTGTTGCGCTTTTTACTTCGGTGTTTACAGTTTCTTTTGTTTGCTCCTTTTCAACTTTACGAGCCGAACACGACATTAAAATTAATGCTGATAAAATAATTGTTGTTTGTTTCATATTTTTTTGTATATTTGACTTCTGAGTAGGTAGGGTAAACTTATCTTCTTTATGGCTTAATTTTAAAAGCTTCCCGACCTATTATTTTTAAGTTTTCAACAAGCCACTTCAAACGAGGTGGTTTTTTATTTACCCAAAGATATAAAAATTATTTATAATTAGTATAAATTGTTATTGTTTGTAAAAAGTATTACTTTTTTATTTATTTTTGTTTGACGGCAGTTCTTCGGTTCTACTGCCATATCCGCTAACAGGCGCGCTTTGCGAAGGCTTTAGAGCTTGCTCAAAGCGTTAGTTAAGGGAAGTGCGCCTGTTAAGG